ATAAAAGGAGAGTTAATTCAATAAAGTTTTGATTAAACGTTAAGGTTAATATGAGAGAAGAAATAATAAATAGAATAAAAAAACATAATATTTATGTTAAAGAATTAATACATGAGTGTTCTAATAAAAAAAGATTAAATGAAAAAAATATATTGCAAATAGCCGAAGCGATACAATTTCATAGACGAATGATTAAAAATTATAAATATATTTTAAGTCAATTTTTTTTAAAAAAACTTTAAAGTTAATTATTGAGCAACAAACCATGCGGTTATTGGAGTAATCTGGTAACCGCTTTTTTGTATTAAAATTCCAACATTAACCCACTTTTGATAGATTAGTGCATGAAATATACCTCAAAATTCATGCAGATTATTTTAAAATAAATGTGTAAACCTTGCTATTTGTCCGTGTTCTTTTGAATGCAGGAAACCTTCAATCGCTTTCGGTGCATGTTGGTATCCATTCCGATGATGCCAAGAGTCTGTGCCACTTGGTGACCTTAAACTTTCAACCGTTACACCTTGATAATCTTTTGAGGTCTTATGATGCACGTGGTGTGTGTAAACATATCGGTGTTTGGTTGTTCCCCAGTCATTTGATTCCACTGCCATCAACAACGGAAGATCCTGAGCCTTTGCACCATCGCCGTGTGTTGTTCCAATTAATGAAGTACCATAAGCAAAATACTTTCGGTGTGCAATTGAACAATCAAAGGTGATATTCTTGTTGTTTCTGAACCATGAACTAATAACATCAGCCAAAAAGAAACCACTTTGATAATCATGGTTTGATGGATTAAATGTAAAATGTACATCAGCCACCGGAATAAGCATTTCAAGAACATCCACATACACTTGCTTTGCTTTTAGAAAATTACTATACCACATTCCATCTGTGTCTTGTGGTGTTCCGCTTGTGGTTTGTCTTTTTGGACTATCAATGTGCAGAATATCGTTACCACCGATAAAAAGTATCTTATCTATGTTATACCCTTGCGACTTATCAATGATGCCTTGTACCCCCTCTAAAACGCGTTTAACGGCAATGTTTGTATCATAGTCTTCACCAGTCTCAAATGCCTCACATAATTTACCAATGTGAACATCAGCAGGATCAATGACCAATAGGTGACCATCTTTTGATTTGTTCCTTTTTATAGTAGGGTATTTGGGTGAATAGTTTTTTAATTCTGCAACTAATTTGTCACGAATTTGATCGTATGAAACCGCGCCTTCATAGTCTGGATTGGTGAAGAATAAAGAAGTGTCTTTTGTTTTTACCCATCCGTGCTTAACGTCTTTTGTTGGAACACCTGCATCTTCGCAATAGTCATCAATCTTTGAGATGTAAAGTGTATAATGGTCTTTTATGGTTAGTGCAGATTTGCCAACAATATCACCTATTCTTTTGTAGTAATCTTTTTTGAATTCATTTACGTTGCGTGGATTTGCTGCAAATACTTCAAAGGTGATATCGTATTGACTCATATTATTTTTTTAGTTCAAAGTGTTGCCAATCGTAATTCTTTTCTACTCCAAGACTGATAAAACCGTGTTTATAAAATATTTGAATCATTTCTTTATACTCTGGCCGTGCAAACCTCGCAGTTTTTGCGGTTTCTTTTAACTTGTTTCTTGCAGGATCAAGGTCAATGGCAATTCCCCACGCATGTTTTGACCAACTTGTTCCGCCCCTCATTTTACGGTAATTAAAACACCCACCAAATAAATCAATTCCAAGCCGTTCTATTTCCTTTAATCCATACTCAGCAAGCAAATCATTGAACACGTTTAGAAATGCTTCTGCGGCTAACTTATGACATCTCATTTTAGAAACTTTAGTGTCTAAATCCCACGCCAAACGCATGGGATAAGGTAAAAGAATTGTAGTCAAATAACCTGCACCGGTTTCATTTGGCTTGCCGTACTTCTTAACGATCTCGTTTGTAGTCATCATTTGCGTAATCGTTCTACTATGTTAGTGACCCCTTCAATTGCTATGTAAGCGGTTGAAATAATCACCCAGTCTTCAGACCTTACAGAATTAGTAAAAAGTCCAACAGATGCCACCACAAATACTGTTAGTTTCCTGCTTACCCATTTGGATAATAATAAATCAATCCTTTCCTTTCGGCTCATCTTTTCTCAATTTAATCCATCGTTCTATGGTGTAGCCAATAGAGACAACTAACAAGATAAATTTAAGAACCATATCAACATCACTGAATGATATGGCAAACGAAATAATGTTAAGAAGGTATAATTTCAAATCAGATAACATTATATTTCATTAAAAGGCGTATATTCTATTCGTTCTAACTGCTCTAAATCGTTGTGTATCTCTGCAAAATTAGGGTCATTTAATACCTCTAATCCTACTATCCATCTACCGCTTCCATCTTTAACAAATAACAATTCGCTGCTATTATGCTTATAGCCATTTAAAGCGGTGTACTGCTCTTCTGTTGGTGTTAATACTATAATCATATTGATGTTTTATAAGCATTAAGTGCGTTGTAAAAGTCAGTATTTTCAGCAACTAAAGAAGCTCCCATCCCAAAAAATGCAACTTCTGTTGAAGAGTAAACACCGCTTGCTCTTAAAATTAATTGATTTTCATTTTCAACGCTGACACTTGTACCCGAATGAGTTGAACTTGTAGTATCTTGAAAAGCGGTTGCGTCAGTTGCAGATGTACGGTTTAATTGCCTTAATTTTTTAGATGCGTCTGAAAAATCTACAGATGGCGTAAAATTATTGTTGTCCATATTTATTCTCACATTTGCACTTGATGTTGACATTCGTAAACAATTTTTAGCACTGCTACTTATACCACTAATAAAATTATTTAAGACAAACGTATTATTCCAAATAGAAATAGACGCATCGTTTAAAGTATAATTTACACCGCTTAAAGCGGGATTATAATTTGAATCAACATAACTACTTGTTCCGTTACCTGTAAACCCTTCATTAGTTGTAAAAGTTGGACTATTGAATGCGGTATAATTACTTAATCTCTTCCAATCAATTAAAGCAAAATTACTATCTCCATCTGTTGCAAAATTAGCAAAAGTATCAAGTTTAGACCATACCCCCGCTGCCTTTAAAGCAACTAATAAATCATTTTGTAATGTTTGTTGTCCGCCACTTGGCAAAGTATAACCTTGTGCCGTTCCGTAGTCTAATACGGATTGGTAGTCTGCATCAAACGCAGGCGGTGCAGGTGTGCCACCGCCACTTTTAAGGATTGAACTATATTGGTAGCCGTAACCGTACATTTAAAGTTTGATTAAAAGTACTGAACCGCTTGCAAGTGTTACCGTTTTAAGTGCTTTTCCGCTCGCTGGTGCAATGATCATTCCTTTGGTTATGGTTTTACCACTAATGCCCCATTCTGTTAGCACGTTGTTATCGTCTGTATCTGTTAACGCACTAAATACACAATCCGCATTTACAACCAAATAACGGTAATTGGTGCTATTGGTTCCGGTAATTGTGCTATCTACAAACTTGCCCCCCTTGAGTGCAACTAATTCTTCTATTGTCATTTTCTTTTTATGTTAAATTTTCCCTTATACTATACTCCATGATAACGCGCGCGCACTGGCTTGAATTATCAAATAAGATTTCTTGATTACTTAAAAGTGTTTGGTCTATTCTTTTGCCGCTTACAGTACCCTTGTACCGGTAAAGAATTGTTTCAATTGCATCTGCAATGTTTGAGGCTTGCAAGAAACCACCATTACCATCCTTTGCTTTTGATGCGTAGATGTTTATTTCTACATCGTGGTTTATAATGGAATAACCATCCTTAAAGTTTTCAGGTGTGCTTCTTTCCGTGATTACAATTCTGGGAAACAAGTTCTCTTGTGGTGCAAGTCCATAATTCAACTGCTCTACTAAATTAGTAATTGCAGGAACATTTAAGAGTTGATATATTGCACCGCCGATCATTAATGCAAATATCTTTAAATCACTTTTGTTGTTGATGTAATTATTTTAACATTCTTTTTGAAGATTGCTTTGCGGTTTTGGAACCGTTGCAACTTTTACATAATGCTTGAAAGTTATCTTCATTCCATTCATCACCACCTTGTGACATTGGAATGATGTGATCCGTGTAATATGATGGTTGATTGCACCCCTCAACCTCGCACACCGGATGTTTCATTTTATAGGATAAAGATAGGTGCCGCCATGCCTTTGAATTGTAGAACTTTTCGTGTTCTTTATCCTTAAGCCAGTTCTTTTGTTCTGCCTGCTTGTTTTGTTTCTGTGGTGTAAATCCATACACCTTTTTTGGCATGGTTGGCATTAAGGGTTGACTTTTGCACCGTTGAATTTGTAAAGAAATCCATCTATTGGATTCTTGTAATATGCATGTTC